ATCGTTCGTTCTTCGCTCGATTCGTTTAACTTCCCTGCAATCACTCCCAATGCTTTCACTACAGAGGTAACATTAGGAGCGGATGTGTTTTGGACTGAATACAGCATTCAGTACGGACAAGTGAGCCGTGCGGTTAGTGGGTTTGTGGAAGTTAGCGGCAACCTTGCATCCGGTACTTATCGGGTGTATAACAACTACAGGCGCTCGCGCTGGGATAAGACGTTAAGCGATATTGAAACACCGGGCGGATTGGATCAATGTAGGTTACTTACCAACCGACCTAATGAATCATATTTTTATGATGGGGAGCCGGTTGTTATGACTATGTTTATCGATAATACCGTAACGACAAAAAAACGAAAGGTTTATTCAAATGGTGCTTATATCACTCAAAAGGTTTATAATGTATCCGGCAATTACAATAATGCTTTTGTGTTTAGCTATATGCCATCAGGAACTACCAATACTATTGAGATTACAGTGGATGCTTTGGGAACTGATTTAGTTACACAAACAAAAGTACTAAACAAAAAATGCAGCAAATACGAAACGCATACGCTTGTGTTTTTGAATGCTTACGGTGTTTATGATTCCTTTACGTTTGTGCATGGCAAGATCATGATGACGAATGAAAAGAAAAGATTTGAGCAGCAAAGGTGGCGGTTGTCAGGTAATAGCATGGTTGAAAAGTCGGGATCAGTTTATAATGAGGCAATGAAAACGTATGCAAGTAAGTACAAAGAAAAAATGATGCTCACCTCTGATATACTAAGCACAGGTGAATATAATTGGTTAAGTGAGTTGATAAATAGTCCGCAGGTTTATTACTATTCTACAGAGAGGGCGGAGTTTTACCCGGTGCAGATTACCGATACGGATTACGAGTTTAAAGATGATAAGATCAACAAGGCGGACACATTGAGCGTAACTATTGATTTCAGCATTTCGCAAACCACACAATACAGATAAGCTATGTACGAATTGTTTATAGAGAATTTTAAAGTTGATATAGATCAGAAGCTAAGCGTGCAGCTTACGTTTGCCATTGATGACATTGCGAATTATGGCAGCCGTGAAACATCATTCTCGAAAACAATCGTATTACCCGGCACAGGGAGAAACAATCAGATCTTCGGTTTCATTTATGACATTGCGAGTTTTAATTTTGAGGCTCCGGGATCTGCAAACATAGGATCGGTATTTAATGCAGCGCAAACGAGCCGTGCGGAACTACGGTTAAATGGGTTATTGGTTTTGAAGGGTGTTTTCAGGATTACGAACATCATAAAGGATAAAGATATGATAGAATATGAGGGTAATTTATTCGGGGAGCTTGGGGGCTTTATTGCGGCGATTGGCGCGGGTAAGTTGGAGGATTTGGATTTTAGCGTTTATAACCATATATATAATAGAGGTAACATTGTAAATAGTTGGGATAATAAAATAATAAAAGATGTAAGAGTAAATTTTATAAAAACTGGAAATATTAATACTATTATTATACAAAATGGAATAGATTTAGGATTAAAAATAAATGATTTAATAACTGTAACTAATGCAATTTATAATCAAAATAATGGAACATTTACAGTAATTCAATATGTACCTCCATCAGCAACAAGTAATGCTATTATTTATATATCAGAATCTTTAGCAAATACTAATACAGTAAATGATGATATTACAATAGAATATACAAGATCTTTTGGTTCGGGATATTATTACCCGTTGATTGATTATGGAACGTATTCATCTAATAAAATTAATTATGATTATAGAACTTTCCGACCAGCGTTATATGTAAAAGAGTATCTTGATAAGATTTTTGAAGGTAGTGGATACACTTATGAAAGTTCTTTTTTAAATAGTGATTTTTTTAAAAAACTAATTATTCCAAATAATTCTAAGCAGTTAAAAGGTTTTTTTACTGATTTGTTGGATGTAAAAACTTCATTAAGTTTAACAAATAGTAGTTCAATAATTACTGAAACATTACAATTTAATACAGAAAATTTAAAAAGATCGTTTACTGGAAATGGCAATCCAGATTATACATACACCGGATCAAATGAATCGTTAAATTTAAATTACAAGCTAATTGGTGTATTTGGTATATTTAGTTCACAAGCTTTTTTTAAATTTTCAATTATAAAAAATACAACAATAATAAAAACATATTCATATTTTAATCGAGATTTAATAAATCAAATTAATATAATTGATAATATAAATTTAGACGTTGCTACAAATGATAAATTAATATTTGAAATACAATATCAATATCTAAATGGAGCACGTATAGATTTTCAATATTTAAAAATAAAAGCAAATAATCCTATTTCCACTGATGTTCAATTGGGGAATAATATTTTAATAAACGATATTATCCCTCGCAATATATTACAAAAAGATTTCTTCACATGGATCATGAAGATGTTTAACCTTTATATCACTGAAGATAAGCTAAGAGAAAAACATTTATTGATTGAGCCTTACACGGATTATTGGAATTTAGATAATCCGATAGATTGGACATATAAAGTAGCGAGGGATAAAGCGTGGAATATCAAGCCTATGGGTATGTTGAACGGTAGGTTTTTTGAATATAAATATAAAGATGACAATGATTTTTATAATGAGGGATTTAAAAAGAAATACAACTTGCCTTATGGATCAATTTTAGAAGATACTAAGTTTCAATTTGCAAAAGAAAAGCAGACGATTGAAATAGGATTCTCTCCGTCCGTATTAATACAATATCAGGGAACGGATAAGGTAGTAACTGCCATTTACAAAAAATCTTCAGGTAATTCAGTAGATCAGGAAGAGCGTATGGATAGCAATATACGGATATTGATGGCAAAGAAAATGACAGGAGTTACAAGTTGGTATATCCGCAATAATGATGCTAATGCTAACTTAGGCGCCGCCTTAACCACTTACGGATACGCCGGTCACTTTGACGATCCTTTGAATCCTACTGTTGATATTAACTTCGGGGCAAATGCTGAGATTTATTTTGATCCTGCAACCTACCCAACGGCAAACCTATTTAATACCTATTGGAGCGGGTATATTGCTGAGATAGTAGATAAGGATAGTAAGTTACTAAGCTGCCATGCGAGGCTAACGCCTTTGGATATTGCGCAGCTTGATTTCAGCAAACCGATCATGATCGATGGGGTTTTGTTTAGGTTGAATAAAATAGAAGATTATGATTACAGAAACGATGAGCTTGTAAAGGTTGAACTTTTAAAGATCATTAATTATTACTTCCCATGTGCGCATGATTGGACTAAACAGAACTACACCGGAACGAGATTCAGGAACGGAGACGAGATCCCGCAGGTGACAGGCACAACAGCATGGGCAAACCTAACTACGCCTGCGTGGTGTTATTACAATAATGATCCTGCAAGTGAGGCAACATATGGTAAACTTTACAATTGGTATGCGATCAACGATCCCCGCGGGTTTGCGCCGTTCGGGTATCGGGTACCGGCTAATGAAGATTGGGATAGTTTAGTAGATTGTTTAGGCGGATCATCGGTAGCAGGCGGCAAAATGAAATCAACAACAGGATGGGATTCACCAAATACAGGGGCAACAAATGAAAGCGGGTTTAATGGATTACCGGGCGGATTTCGTGAAGCAGATGGATCTTTTTCCAATAATTTAGGCGAGGCAGGATATTGGTGGAGCGTTACCGAAGAAAATACTACGCTTGCGTGGTGTCGGTATTTGCAGTATAATACTGCATTAATAGATCAGGAATCAACTCCAAAAAATTTAGGTTTTTCAGTACGATTAATAAAAGAATAAAAATATGGCAACAGAAGTAGGCGCAAAGGTGCAGGTCGAGTTTAGCTCGGTCGGTCAGATGCGAAAGGCGATAAAGGAGGCAACTAGCGATTTGATAGCGATGCAGGAGCAGTTTGGGAAAACAAGTCCACAGGCTATTGCGGCTGCGAAGCGGATTGCGGAGTTAAAAGATAGGATTCAGGATGCTAAGGAGCAGGCGGATTTGTTTGATCCGGGTAAAAGGTTTTCCGCTTTTGCGAACGCAGCCAATCAAATAGCGGCGGGTTTTTCAGCGGTGCAAGGTGCAATGGCTTTGGTTGGTACGGAAAGCGAAGATTTGCAAAAGACATTAGTAAAGGTTCAGGGGGCAATTGCATTAAGTCAGGGATTAAGTCAGCTTAAAGATTTAGGCAAGGCTTATGATGAATTGAAAGTGGTGGCTGTTGATGCATTTTCTTCAACGCGAAAAGCATTAATGAGTGTTGGTATTGGTGTACTTGCAATTGCGCTAACGGCAATCATTGCGAACTGGGAAAAATTTAGAGACGCGGTTTTTAAATTAATACCCGGACTTCAAACCGTTAGTAAATTTATAGGCAACCTTGTAACATCGTTCACTGATTTAGTAGGTATAACAAGCGAAGCGGAAAGGAATTTAGATAAGTTATCAAAAACAAATAAAAAGGTAAATGAAACAATTGATGCGCAAATACAACTACTCGAAGCGCAGGGCGGCAAAGAGGAAGAAATTTATAATCTAAAAAAGCAAAGAGCCGAAAATGAGTTAAACGTGCTTCGAGAATCTTTAAAGGTAAAAGGCAAACTAAGTGAAGATGAATTAAAGCAATTCAGAGAATTAAAGAATCAGCAACAGATTTTAGATATTCAGGAAAGCAATAGGATAAAAAAGGCTAACGAAGATCGAGCAAAAGAGCAACAAGAAGCCGCAAAAAAAGCAGCGGCGGATCGTAAGGCAGCAAATGAAAAAGCGGCAAAGGATGCTGAAGATGCGCGTAAGTTAGTAGCCGAAAAAGCAGCGGCAGCGGATAAGGTTTTAGATGATGCACGCAGGGCGAAATTAACAGAACAACAAAGAGAAGAGGAAGATGCAATAAGGGCTTTTGAGGAAAGGAAAAAAACACTCGCTGCGGCTGGCATAACTGATTTGACAGCTATAACCGAACAACGTGAAATGGAGCTTGCTGCCATTCGTAAAAAGTATGCAGATGAAGAGGCTGCAAAGAAAGCTGAGGCAGATCAAAAAGAATCTGAAAGATTAGCGGCGGCACATGAGAATACACGGCAAATGGTGGCAGAACAAAATGCTGCCTTATTGCAAGCTGAAATAGAATTACAAAACCAAAGGTTTAATGCAGCGCAGGCGGGACTTCAATTGCTTGAAAGTCTGGCAGGTGAAAATGAGCGTATTGCAAATTTGATTTTTGCCGTTCAAAAAGGATTAGAGATTGCAAGGATAGTTACTGATACGGCACGCGGTATTGTGGCTGCAAAAGCGGGTTTAGCAGCGGTGCCCCCTTTTATTGGATTTGCACCAAACCCTGCTTTTATTATTGCGGCGGGTGTTGCAGCAAAACAAATAGCAGGTTTAAAAATTGCAGCGGCGGTATCAATTGCATCAATAGCGGCAGCATCGATAGCTAAATTTAAACGTGGTGGAAGCGCAGGTTCAGCAGGTGGCGGCGGTGTTGATGTCGCAGGTGGCGGTGCCGCCCCTGTTGCAGCTCAACCATCCCCAACGGTTACGGCAACGGCGGTTAATACACAGGCGGTGAACAATCTGGGGAACCAAGCGATGAGGGCGTATGTATTGAATAGTGATATTACAAATAATGAACAAAGAAACGCATACTTGCAGCGTAATGCAAGATTAGGATAATATGGAAAATTTACCATTGTTTAAACTGACTATAAAAGAAGATGAGGAAAGCATCCAAGAGGTAAACGCAGTAGCGTTAGTGGATGAACCTGCAATAGGGCAACCGTTTTTCGCTTTTCAGAAACATGAATTTGTGGAGCCAGGAGAAAGTGAAACGAAAGACGAATTTATCCCGCGCTGCATTGAGTACATGGTCGGGGAGGGCAAAGATCAAGATCAGGCGGCTGCGGTGTGTTATTCGATGTGGGGGAATAGGAATATGAATGATCAGTCTTTTCAGGATTCTTATGATGACTATCCTAAGCAGGCAAGCGAAAATGCTAAGATTGCTTTGCGATGGGCTGAGGAGAATGGATGGGATAGTTGTGGAACTCCGGTAGGTAAGGCAAGGGCAAACCAACTGGCGAACGGTGAGCCCATCAGTAGGGATACCATCGCTCGAATGGCAGCATTTGAACGGCACAGACAAAACAGCCAAAAGGAGTTAGGAGATGGGTGCGGGCGGTTGATGTGGTTAGCGTGGGGCGGTGATGAGGGTATAGAATGGGCGCAAAGGAAGTTAGCGCAAATTGACAGGGAGCAAAAGATGAAATTTAGCGTGGTGAATGAAGAGGAACGTATTGTAGTGGGTCCTGCAATGGTGCCGGATTTGCCGATATACAGGCGGGATGAGACTGGAGAATATTTTGTTTTTTTTGACAAAAAGACTATTGAAACTATTGCCTTGAAATTCTACGCAAAAGGGTTTCAGCAAAACGCCAACGAGATGCACGCTAAGGCGGTTGAGGGTATTACTTTTTTCCAATCATGGATTGCAGATGAATCGAAAGGCATCCCTAAAATGAAGCAATTTGAAAACCTACCGGATGGGACATGGTTTTTAGGTGCCAAGGTCAATAATGATGAAACATGGGCAAAAGTAAAAGACGGAACTTTCAGAGGGTTTAGCGTGGAGGGCATGTTTGATATGACAGAGATAAAGATGCGCAAAAGTGCGGATGAAATAATTGAAAAACTAAAATTACTTTTGAAAGATATTTAAGATTTAGTTGTTTGGTTTGATTAGTGAACCCCCGGCTATTTCAATGGCTGGGGTTTGTTTTTCGTATATATAAACATGAGTACCAATTTACAGCCGATACCGTTAGGGCTTACAGGTGTGAAGCCGTATATTGATTTCATTGTAACTACCGGAGCTGAAATGGAGGACGGAGATACTACTTACCAAAATGATGCTTTTGGATCTAATCCATCTGTTTTTATTGATGGGCTTTTGTTGACTTATGCGGTGTGTGCTGATCGTAGGTATGTAAGTTACGATCCCGCAACAAAAACAATCACTCTGAATAATAGCGGGGTGAATGAGGGTGAAAACATACAGATCTTTTTATAAACTAAAATAAACCAAACATGAAAGTTTTAACGCTAACGCAAAAGTTCAGCGGGTGCGGGTATCATAGACTGATGCTCCCTGTTTCATTTATGCCGAAAGAGTACGGCAGGATTACCGATCACATGGAGGAAAAAGACTGGGAAGAACACAAATACGATATTGTGTTTATCAACCGGATATGGGAGAAAGACGATTTGATTGAACTGCGCAAAAAGTACGGTTTCAAATTGGTAGTTGATGTGGATGATTATTGGATATTGAACCATGACCACCTGATGTTTGATTCATTCAACGCATCAGGGTATGCTTCAAAACTGATCCGGCACATGAGGGAGGCGGATTTGGTTACCTGCACCCATGAACGATTAGCACGTGCGATATCTGTTCACAATCCTAACGTATTGATTGTGCCGAATGCTATCCCTTACGGATTTGCTCAATTTAACGGTGAGCGCATGGCAACGGATAACGTAAAGATCTTTTGGGCGGGTGGCATTACCCATGCCGAAGACTTGAAAATTTTGGAGGCACCGATGAAAAAACTGAAGGGTAATGTTCAAATGGTTTTGGGTGGGTATGCAGATAGCAACGAAACGGAGCGGCATTATTGGGGGCGTATGGCTAATTACTTCACCGGTGAAAAGCGGCTGCCATATACTTTATTCAGAGGTCGCGATGTATTTGAGTATTACGATCTTTTCAAATACGCCGACATTATGCTTGTTCCTTTGGTGAAAAATAATTTTAATGCTTACAAATCTAACATAAAGATTTTGGAGGCTGCGGGTAAGGCGGTGCCGGTGGTGGTGAGCGCGGTGCATCCGTACTTAGGGTTTCCGGAAGATGTGGTGAATTATGTTTACGATCGGGGGCGGTGGGTTGAGCATATCGACAGACTTGTAAATGATCCGGATCTAAGGAATGAGCAGGGCGTAAAATTGCACGAATACTGCAAAAAGCATTACAATTTTATCGAAATAAACGAAAGGCGGCAAGCGGCATTTGAGGCGCTGCTTCCATAGGTAAATGTCTATATTTTTTCGGGATCGGTATTTACCGATATGAAAAGTCCGATTGAATTATTGCAAGAAGTTAAAAAGCTGGTCTTTGCAGAAGAAACAGCGGCTGCCCCTTCCTATTCTTTAGAAGATGGGACAAAAATCATGATTGATAAATTAGAGGTTGGCGGTATGGTTACCCTCGAAGATGGCACACCCGCTCCGGCAGGTGAGCATACTTTGGCAGATGGTACTGAAATCGTTTTAGCTGAGGGTGGTGTTATTGCCGAGATCAAACCTAAGGAAGTTGAGCCTAAGGTTGAGATTGAGGTGGATAGCGCGTCAGATGAAAAGAAAAAAGAAGAGGAAGAAATGAAGAAGAAGATTGCCGAAATGGAAGGTAAGTTTTCAGCTTACGAATCTAACTTTTCAGCTCTTAAATCTGATTACGATGGGTTAAAAGCTGCATTTGCTAAGCAAAGCGAAGCTATGCAGGGATTGATTAATCTGGTTGATACTTTGGTGAATGTGCCATCACAAGCGCCTGCCGAAGTTCCTAACCAATTCACAAAGCATTCAGCTTCTACCAAAGAAGATAGAATAAGATCGTATTCACAATTTGTATCAAAATTTAAAAAATAAGCAAAATGGCATTTTTAGTAACCGGCTTAACAGCCTACACAGAACAAAACGAGAAACAACTCGTTACTGCTTCGCTGTTCGAAGCTCGTACTCAACAATTGATTGTTTCCGAAGGTAACGTAATGACTGGCGTTAAATCCAGCGAAACCGTTAACCGTATGGATACAGACGTATTTTTTCAAGACGATTCTGGATGCGGTTATACTCCAAGCGGAACGACCGAATTCACCCAGCGCACACTTACAACGGCTCCCATTAAAGTGCAGGAGACGTTGTGCGTCAAGGATTTAGAATCGAAGTACCTGCAAAAGGCGTTACCAGCTGGCACCACTTATGATTCATTTGTATTTGCTCAAGAATACACATCTCGTAAAGCTGGACTGATTGCAGAAGCATTAGAGGTTGCACTTTGGCAAGGTACTGGCACTGGATACGGTGGCACTAACGGACTTTTAAATAAGTTCAAAGGTATCGGTCAGATTGTAGCTGATGCAAGTACAGCTGTTGTAAATGCTAACGTAACCGGGTTTTATGGTAGTGGCGCTCCTATTACTGGTATCGATACTGCTGAGAAAGCTAAAAAGGCGGTATTAGCAGTTATCAAAGCATTACCTGCACAGATCAAAGGTAAAAATGATGTTCGCATTTTCTGTGGTTGGGATGCTTACGATCTTTTAATTCAGGCTTATGTTGATGCTAACTTGTATCATTTCAGCCCCGGCGGTGAGAATAACGCATCGAATGCAGAATTCAGAGTACCCGGAACTACTTACACGGTAGTACCTGTACACGGTCTGAGCGGAACTGATGACATTTACGCTTTCAGAATGTCAAACATTTTCTTAGGGGTTGATCTTTTGAACGAAGAATCTTCTTCTTTTGAAATCTGGTATTCTCAAGATGATCGTAATATCAAATTCTCAAGCAGTTTCCGTATCGGAATTCAATTCGCATTCCCGAACGAAATTGTCAAGTTTATAGCTTAATTGACTAACTAACGAGGGCGGTCAAAAGCCGCCCTTTTTTAAAACATATATCACAATGAGTTGTGCATTGACCCAAAATTATACCCTTGACTGTAAAGACAGTACAGGCGGGATAACCGAAGTTTATTTTATCGAGAGAGGTAACGTATCTTCTATTGCTGCAAATGCTTCCGGTGTTATTACCGGAATAACTAAGGCAAGCGGAAAGCGTTTCTGGAAGTATGAACTGCCAAAAGAAACCGGATCTTTCACTCACAATCCTACGGTATCAACTGAGAATGGTACTTTGTTCTTTGAGCAAAACCTTACAATAGTTGTTAATAAACTTGCAGCCGACATCAATACAGAGTTAAAACTTTTAGCTCAAAACATTCTGATCGTGGTTGTTAAGGATAACAATAATAAGTTTTGGATGCTCGGTAAAGAAAGAGGTTTAGATATGAGCGGATCAACAAGCGGAAGCGGAACAGCTTTCGGAGATCGCTCAGGTTACAGCCTTGTATTTGTAGGTAAGGAACCCGATCAACTTTATGAAGTTAATAGCTCCGTTGCAAATGCTTTGCAAACTCCCGGATAATTGACAATCTGAAAAGCTAATAAGCGCCTGCCTGAAATAGGCGGGCGTTTTTGTTTATAGGTATTTATTAATGAGATGTTACGATTAGCAAAAGGCAATACGGAAACGATTTATCTGACGCTGAAAGAAAAGCAGACTATCTTAGATGCGAATTTTCTTTGTGTGTTTCAAAGCCGATCCACGAATGAGAAAGTGAAGTTTGTTTTGGTGAATAGTGCGGATCAGAGTAATTTCAAAGATCGGTATAATGAGTTTGATATTGTGGTGAATACTCACTTTGCGACAAAGGAAGAAGGTTGGTATAAATACACGATTTACGAACAAGTAAGCCCATCGAATTTAGTGGAGGCGAACGCCGGGGCGGTGGTTGAGACTGGACTTATGTTTTTAAGTGATGGGGAAGAGCCGACAACAACGAAATATAATAACCCAACAAATTACAAGGTTTATGATGCGCAATAGTGTTTCTTTTATAAAGTTTGCCGATGTGAAAGTGCCGGTAATGAAGGAGCTGCCAAATAAGGGATGGGTAATGTTCGGGGAAGATAATAAATTCCCGAATATGCTTTTAACGATGTTTAATAAAAGCAGCAAACATAATGGCATAGTGTTGGGGAAAGTGAATTACATAACCGGCAAAGGGTTTGATCATGTGGTGCAGGCGAATCCTTATGAGAATTGCAATGAGGTATTGAAAAAAGTGTGTTTAGATATTGAAGTTTTTGGCGGGTGCTATTTAGAGATCCAATACAACGCAGCGGGCACGATCGGGGCTTTTTATCATGTGCCATATCATAAAGTAAGATCGAGTAAAGACAATACGCAGTTTTATGTAAAGGACTGGGAGAGCTACAAAAAGAATGATGAGCCGAAGGTGTTTTCGGCGTACAATCCTAAGCAGGATCCTGCATTGCTTCGCAATCAGACGCAAATACTTTATTACAAAGAATATCGACCGGGTGTTGAGACTTATTCTTATCCCGGTTACATGGGTGCATTAAATGCCATCCAGACTGATATTGAGATTAGCAAATATCATTTAAGTACTATTACGAACGGGATGTTTGCATCTAAAATGATTAGCTTCTTTGAGGGTATCCCTACAGAGGAAGAGAAAAGAGAGATTGAAAAAGGATTTAAAAGCAAGTTTACAGGTAGTGAAAATGCTGGTAATATTGTTTTGAACTTTGGTAAAGATCCGAACAAGCGGCCACAATTAGACGATCTAAGCAGTACTGAATTAGACAAGCATTTTGACATACTAGCGAAGAGCGTGCAGACTGAAATATTTTCGGGCCATCAAATTACAAGTCCGATGCTATTTGGTATAAAGACTGAAGGGCAATTAGGAGGCCGTAGTGAGATCAGGGATGCTTACGAGATATTTAAGAATACTTACGTTAATGATAAGCAGCAGGCGTTAGAATTGCTTTTCAAAGAGGTTACAGGTCAGGATCATAAAATCATACCTGTTGAGCCTATAGGCTTTGAATTTAGTGAAGCAGTTATTAGTCAAAATATGACTAAAGATGAGATCAGAGAAAAGGTAGGATTAGAACCTTTGACTGATGAAATAAAATCACAAGCTCAAATAAT